GCCGTCCTGCGAACGTGCCTTATTTTCTACGAACGGTTTCAATGGCGCGGGAGTCATTAAAGCCGTTAATGCGCTGTCTGTCAACACTATACCCCATGTTGTATAAGCGTCTTTTCCGTTTATGTAGCATTCTCCTGTCATAGCACTATAACTGTATTATCAACATTTAACTCTACTCTGCAATCGCCGATTTTAATCACATTCAGTACCACGTAATTCGATGCTTCGATCTCAATCGATGCGCCGTGCATCACTACGACGGTAAAAATGCAGTTATTTTTGTCGAATTTTAGTTTTCCCGCTGTTTTACCCACGATGGTACTACGAATATCATTTTCACGATAAACTGGCCCACAATCGACTAAAAACCCGTAATCGGCAATTTCTTGCTTTAATTCCCGAAAAGTACTCAATTTTGGGAACTTATTGTTCTTGCAGAACTCAATTCCCTGCGGAGTGTAGAATAATTCTGCCAATTCCGCGATACTGTCCGCATTTTCCACCTTGTTACATGCGCCCAATTTCTTTGCTTCATTTATAATATTGTATATCATATCCTGCTGGTATTTTTTTCGATGTTCCCCAATCGTTGGTTAATCTCGTACAACTCAAATGTATGCTTACTGATACGCTCCAGATATCCGACGGAAGAAAGAGCGATGTCTCTTAACTCCTCGAACGTTCCCCTTGCTTCCCACAATGTCGATTTAATGTTCTCAACGTCGATACTCATGTCTCCGAGACTTATGGATTGCTTTACCACTTCCATGAGAATAGACGTAAGACGACCATCGATGGCGCTGGCTTGATCTTGAGTGATATTTTTCATTTCACCATAAGTGGCAGCACTCTGACTGACTGAATCGCGCATGTACTTATCTGCCCATCCGAACTCATTATCCAATTGTTGAGTAAAGTTCTCGACCATGCTGTCGATTATTTTCTGCTCCGACTCAACTATTCGACCGTCGTTATTCATAAACTCAAGCATCTTGGCGCGAAGATTGGTCATGAAACTATCGCCTATACTTGCTTTCATCGCTTCCACTATCATGGCCTTAATCATCTTTTTGGCAAGGTCCTTGGACGATTTCATCTTATCGTCACCCGCCGCCCATGCAGATACATAAGCATCAGCGAAACCGTCAATTGCACTCTTAACGTCCTGCCCGAAGATGGCATCTATGGCCTTTTCTTGGTTGTCCTCGATTTGCTTGGCAAGGTCTTTGTAGGTCTGTTCCCACTCTTTAATCTTGTCTTTGTCGGTTTTCTTCTTTTGCTTCTCCTGTTCGATCTGCTGTTTGATTAAAACTTGCTGTTGACGAAGGAGCGTGTTCTGTTGCTCGATTAACTTGGATGCGTCGGTAGAATAAGCCTTTTCGATCTTGTCGCCCAGATTCTCGTACGACTCCTGCAACTTGTCAATGTTAACCTGTATCTCCTGTATCTTCCTTTCGTGCTTCGCATCATGCAGTTTACTTAAACTGCTTGTCAAAGACGAAACCAAACCGATAGCCGCACCGGCTGCCGAACCGATTGGTCCAAACATAGCACCCGCCTTAGCTCCCTGCATCGTTGCGCCGACGGCATCGACGGCAATATTCAATCCATCGGCAACCGATTGCATAGCGTCGCTTCCAGTCGCATCGGCAATCTTAGAGATAGAATCGGACAAGAATCCGGCGGCATTCGTGACATCCGACATACCGCTCTCCAACTGCTCAAGACCTTCCTTAAACTTCTTCGTATCTTTTCCGGCATTGAAGATCGATTTAAGACCGTTACCCATCTTCTTAAATGAAGTTTCGGAAGCATCCGCTTCGCGCTTCCCGTTGGCAATTTCATCCTTTATGGCTTGCAGTTTTTCGGGAGACTTGGCGAGTAACTCAAACTGTTCCTTTGTCAACCCAAAAAGACCTTGACCGTCGTCACCTACCTTAAATTCACCACCGCCGATATAATCGAGCATCTTCTGTGCTTGGTCTGCGATTTCGCGCATCTTTTCAACCGACTTTCGACTCATGTCCTCGAAAAGAAGTGTAATGATGGAGGTCTTTTTGTTCACTTCGTCGTCAACCTCCGCAAGAGACTTTTTCATTTCTTCGCCCAGTTTCAACCTCTCGCCCTCCGTCACCGCGTCTTTCATCCGTTGAGTGTATAAATCCGTGATTGCCTGCCTGCGCTCCATGTACTTTCCATACTCGGAAAGGTACTCGTTCATGGTACGGGTCTGTTCTTCAAGTAACGCTTTTCGTTCGTTATCCTGTTTCGTCTTTATATACCCTTCGCGTGCCTTGAAATTTGCCACCTCCGCGTCCGTTAGAGCCACGTTCTTTGCGCCCGTATACGCTTTATCCTTATTCTTCGGATTCGCTTCAAATAAGGCTTTATCGGCTTCAATTTTTTGCTGCAAGAAATCCTCTTGTTCCCGTCTCAGTTCCTCCAACTCCTTACGATGGTTTAACTCCATCTGCGCAGCCGTTTTTTCAGCACCGTTTTTTAAGGAGTTTATTCGGGCCTGCTCTATTGCGATTTCTGCATCGGTTACAATTCTGGCACGTTCGGTAGACTGTTTCTTTTCGAGTTCTTTCAAACCGGCAAGAGCTTTTTCGCGAGCGATCCTATCCTCGTTCTCTTTGTTGTTGGCTTTTGTAACCCCGCCAAGGTCCTCGTAACTTTTTTTCTTCTCCTCCAATGCTTTAACCGCATCTTCGTACTGCTTCTGGGTGTACTTAGTTGCGTTCTTGTTGATGTCCTGTACCACCTTGTTTGCCGCCTCATAAGCTGCCTTAGCTTCACTTTTCGCCTGCGCATACGTCTTTCCGCTACCGCTTGCATTATTGATTGCGCTTATGGTACTTTCAACCTTGTTTATTTCACCCTTTAATGCATTGATTTGCAGTATGTTAAGACTTGTTTGTGCATCGAACTTCGCCCATTCTGCATTGACGTTAGAGATAGCATCTTTCGACTCGTCGCTTTTGTCTCGAAGAACACCCGATGCACCTGCTGCGCGCATGGATTGGGGTATCTGCTTCTCAGTCTCCGCGTACTGCTCTTTAAGTACTTTTAATTGCTTGTTTAGGATGTCGAGTTTTTCGCTGTCTGGTTTAGACTCAAACTCGGCTTCTTTAGCTATCGCGTCGCGTTCGCGTCTTTCCGCCTGCTTGAGTTTGAGTGTTTTTTCGGCAATCTCGAGCTGTCGAGTCATGAAACCGATGTTTGCTCCTGCATTCGGGGAGGACATCATTTCGCGCATACTTTTACGCAAGAACTCAACCCGCTCCTCGGATTCTTTGAGACTCTCGTTGAAAGAGTTCGTGTCCTTGTTCTCTACCGATGTTGCTATAATCCGCTCGCGCTGGTCGGACGGCATGGCCTTAAATTGAGATAACGTCATTCCGCCAAACTCCTTCGGCATTTCGGCTTTTAATTTCTTCCATGCTTCGACCTGTTGGTAGATAGTTTTGGTTTCGTCAGTTACAGTGTTCGCAAGGTCTTTGGCGGAGGAGAGAAGGTCCTCTTTTTTCTTCTTCGCCCGCTCCAGTTCGTCGTTGTAGCGACGTTGAGCAAGTTCGGCAGTCGATGCGGCGGTAATAAGTTTATACATCCCGAATACTGCTGCACCTACGGCGATAGCGAGTAAGACGTACGGATTAGCCATAATCGCTTTATTGAGTGATTTCTGGACGGCAAGTAAGCGCATCTTTGCCATCGTGAGAAGGTCAGTACGGGCCTGTTCGATTGCTTCGGCAGTAGTAACAGTGATAGATGCTGCGGTATAAGCCTGTTTCACTATTACGGCTTGACGGAGGACCATCATGTTCAGTTTTTGCAGTGCAGCAACCGTGATAAGTACTGCCTTGTAACTTCCGTATGCAATAACAAGACCACCGAGTGTCTTCCCAATTTCTTCGTAGTTTTCGAGCATTTCGGTTGCACTCTTGTACGATCCTTTTATGGCAGGTTCAAGTTTCTTTCCAAGGTCGTTCTTGATTCTGTCTATCGTGTCGCCGAAGTTCGCTTTAATACCACCTATAGACTTTGACTGTTCGCCCATAAGGTTGTTGAAAAGACCGCCTTGCGATGTCATGTTCTTGAAAGCCTGCTCAACGTCGGCGAAAGAAATCTTTCCCTCACTTGCGAACTCGTTAACTTTTTCTTTGGCGATACCCAACACCTTTGCAAGTTCTTCGTAGATTGGAATACCTCGACCGGCAAACTGTCGGATATCCATCAAGGCGACGCGTCCGGAAGCATTCAATGTTCCGTACAAGTAAACGATGTCTCCCAATGGGGCAGCAACACCGGCAGCGACATCACCAATCATCTTCAACGTAGAATCTACCTTTTCGAGTTGGAAACCGTAGGCGAGTAATTGCTTGTAACCGGCAGCAACACCCTTTAGGTCGAACGGAGTCTTTGCTGCGGTGTCGATTGCTTGCGCCAACAAAGCATCTGCTTTCGACTTACCACCGAGCATGGTGTTGAAGGATATCTCCAACTGCTCAAACTCGTTGCGCACGTCACTGATACCACTTATAAGAGACGTGAATACTGTCGCCGCGAATGCGCCGGCAATGCCGCCCGAGATTCTTTTAAATACATTGTCAATTCGCGCCCCTTGCGCTTCTGCTTTTTCGCCGATTTGCCCGAAGATGCCTATCGATTTGTCCGCGTCCTTGCGCAGGTCGGTATTGTCGATACCGATTCCAAACCATGTCTTGCCGTCGTTACTGTTCCTCATAACTCAATTATTATATGTATTCTACGTCCGCCGTTCCTTTAAAGTTTTCGGGGTTGTTGGCATCCAGCGAATCGTCCCAATTATCCTCCTCGTCGTCGTACTGCGGTGTAGCACTACTGTACATCACCAAGTTGTCATAACTGATATTGTATAGTACGTCGTCTACGGTTGTATTGAGGTTCTTCGCCCAACAGTAAATCAATCCCCAGATACTGTCGTTTCCGCTTCCCTTGTCCTTTTTAGAAGATTTGCCGCGCTTAGGGAAGCGGTAAGCCCGAAAAAATCGGGTATACTCATGTTAGTAAGTCTCTCAGAAACGAGGTCCTTCAATTGCTTACTACTCAAGTTGTCAAGTAATGCTTCTGCGAGTTCGTCGACCTCGAGCATAACTTCCGATGTCGGCTCTACAGATGTTTCGTACTTCATTTTCCAAAAGTTGAACTTCTTTTTTTCAACCCTTCTCCATACTACTACCTTGTTATACTCTTTAATCCGTTTCGCACCCAGAACGAGTACGGCAGCGATCTTACCGATTACTTTCATATCTTTTGCCACGCGAAGGACTTCCGTCAACACATTGTCTGTGTCTTCGTCGATGGTTGGCATGTCGGAAATGATTTCGGAGATCATGATTAGAGTCGCTGTCGAGGGAGGGTAGATAAAGTATTCTACTTCACCCACTTTAAGAATTTCGGGAGTTTGAAGGATGGTGTCTGCGACCTTTTTTTCTATCGATTTTTTCATGAGAATAAAAATTTGGTGTTGGAGGCTTCCGAGAATCGAACTCGGTCCTTGCATCATTACATGCATGTCCTACCAATAGACGAAAGCCCACGAGAACAGTTTATGCTTTCGTTGTCCTTGCATACCAGTAGCCGGCTTCACCCTGTAAGATACTGATTTCAAGGTCTGCGAAGTTACCTTCTTCCTCACTCCAACCCGGTTTGTAGGTTATTGTACACCATGGTGCTTTGATTCCTTTCGCCCCTACGTTCCGAGGGACAACCTCAACGCTGAAATTACCAGCAGGAACGTGAGTTTTTACGTTGAAGTCATTAGTTGCAACTTCACCCAAACCAAGTAAAGTCAAAAGAGAGTCAGCAGGTTCAATAACTCGGGTTTTCAAAAGGAAACCGCCTTCGAGTTGTTCACGTGCTACGGTCTTGCCGCCCGTTTTCTTCGCTTCCAGAACCTCACCGTCTGAGGGTTCGAGGGACGAAGATTTGTCTTTGATAATACCAACAGAAGTGAGGGTAGTTCCCATCGCTCCATTCGCACCGGAAGGACCAATCTTGATGGTACATTCCGACCATGCCATAATTGTTGCAGCCATAATTTTTTGTATTAAAATGTTATTCTTTTAAACTTGATGTCAAAATTGACAAAGTACTGATTTGAGATTGGCTCTTCAATAGAGTTAGGACTCATACCTTGCCAAAATTCATAGTCACTATCATGACTATTCAATGTCTCGAAGATCGATTCGTTCAATTCTTCGATATCTTGAAGTCGTCCGATGTTGGGAACACTTCGACCTGTGCCATTATCAATCGATGGGACGTAGATATTCAGTTTTATTGTCCCCTGTTGAATCTGGTCACCTGTACCTTTAGCGCTTGAGATAACGGCATCCTCGAGAATAGAATTGGCGGGCCTGCATCCTTTTTGGTACAAACCGCCCGATATCTTACCGATGAAGAAGTTCTCCAAAGCGTCGTATACGTCCTGCATCACTTTATGCTCGCCTTTTTTCGCCATTACTTTAATAGTTTGTAGAATCGTTTCATTATTTCAAGAAATAATTGTTCGGCAGAATCAAGTACATTGTACCCTAAGGCTTCAACATAGACGGAGTACCCCATACTTGCAACCATTAGAGCTACTGTGCCTTCGGAATGGTCTTTTATCAGTTCGTCAATGAACTTTTTGCCTTCTTCTGCCCCTTTTGCTCCGGTTATCACCTGTTCAAATGAACTTTCATAAAGAACTACCCCTTCGTCCAGTATGCAATAACCGATTGAACTTGTAAGGTTACCTGTACGGTCTACATATCCATGATTCTCGCGTGCTTCCTTCAATGCTGATTCTGCGGCATAAGAGAAAGTCTGAACAACCGACCTTTTCCAGAATTTCATGCTGTTTTCGAGGTAGTCGCTCGCTACGGTTATCGGTGTAATCTGCTTAATCGGCATACTATAAAGTGATCTTCACTACATTAACATAATCCAGATGCTGAACTTCGAGGACGCGGAACTCTCCGAGAATGTTGCCCCTGTTGTCTTTCAAGACCACCTTTTCGGCGGTGAAATTATCGGTCTCAACCAGAACCTCGTACGATGCGCGCACGAATGCGCTGTCTACGGCTTGCATACCTCCCATTTCGGCCGGTCCTCCGCCGTCGGCATTAGAAGTGTACTTCTTTGATTTTATGTTGCATGGAAATATCTCTCCCAGTACTTCGTTGACGGGAATAGGCACTCCTTTAATCGTGCCACCACCGGTCTTTATTTTCGTCTGCAACGTTCCGTTCTCGAGTATCATAGTGTCAAAGTTTAGAAATCACTACCTAAATAACCATAGTTTACACTTGACTGTCCTTCGTCGTCACCCAGACGGGTGAGAATCACTTCCGCGCGGTTTCTAAACATTTCCTTTTCCACTTGCGAGAAACTGAAAGAAACTCCACCTTGCGAAACGTTCGGAGCTTCCGAGAGGAACTGATATACCTTCGCTTTCGCGCGTTGATATGCTTCCGTCTTTTCAGTTTCCGAAGTAAAACTTTCGGGCGTACCCAATCCCACACTCGTTAGAATTACTTCAAGAGTGGTATTCGGGATTGGGTAAGTCGACAAACTTCTTAATGACTGAATGACATTCATAGCGATTACTCTCCGTCACTCCACGTTGCTTTAGTGGTATTGATGAATACCAATGAAGCGCGGTTGATTAATGCAGGTTGTACGTAGGCTTCTGCCATCGTAACCTCCAACATAGGGTTGAGGTCAGAATAGCGAGTCATTTTGTAGAATCCGGCCTGTGCTTGGAAAGCATCGGAGTTCTGAACGTTCGGAACTGGTTTGTAATAGGTCCAACCTAACTGAGGAATAGGAGAAAGTACAACAACCTTCTCATTCCATGGTTTGATGGTGGTTTCTTTACCGTTCTTGTCTTGAATCGTGGCATAAGTGTCGAGTACGAGAATCTGAGGATATCCCTTACCTCTCATATATGCATTAACGGAATCAAGTGTAATCATGTCCGAAGTTACAAGTGAAAGGTCTGCTTTCGGGAACAGACGGCTTGCAGTTGATTTCTGAGAAACCAACTCCTCAAACTTAGTCTTTTCCATGAATGCATACATCGGTTTCTTACCACCCTTTTTGGCAATTGCAGTCTGCGCATCGGCAAGGTCTTTCAACCCTGTTGCAGTGTCTGGAAGATTCCAAGCAACAGTAACACCCTTAAAGTTCGCGGCGGGAACGTTGAAGTTAATCACGTCCTCGGTTGCCATGTCGCCCTCGATGGATGCAGGGAAGGTCTGAATACCAGCAGAACCGATTCGCATAGCGTCGATTTCTACTTTGTAGTTCATAGCGTTGTCGCAGAAATCAAGGTCGTTGTAGATCAAGTCAACCAAGTAGCGAGCTGTTGCAGTGTCTTCCGAGTTTGCGGCGGCAATGACTTGCAGGTCGTTGTACTCGTTAATCTCGATTTCGTCCTTTTCGCGAGATACCGCGATCTTAGACAATTTACCACTCCAAGAACCAACGGTCTTACGAGTTTTCTTCGGTGCTTTCGTGTTGAATGCTACGCGGTCGGCAGATACCGGAATACCTTCGTCACCCTCGATGCCTTTAAGATCGAACTTAGGTGTATATTTCAACGGAAAAAGTGCGCTCCATGCGAGACCTGTGCCCGGCTTGTAACTGTTAACAGCTACCTGCATACCCGGCTGGTCGATGTCGAATAATGGTTTATTCATTGCCATAGTTTATCCTCCTTATACAAGATTAATGGTTGGTAACATGGCTACAACCTCGTCAGAGATATTCGCCGTTTCTTTTCTCAAGTTAGCTCCCGTGATAAGTCTTACCGACTGGTCGCCTTCGTTGCCTACGATGTCATTTCCGGTAACGAACTTAGGAGTGTAGATAGGAACTGCCGAATCTGCACTTGCGGCGGCAGCTTGATACAATACAGTACCGTTAGCAATAACGATACCCATAGTTACAGTCACTTCGTCGTAATCAGCGTTAGTGGTGCTTACTGCTGTGCAGGCTACACCCTTCTTTCCGTGAGCAATCACGTCACCAACTACAACACCACTACCTTTAGCAATCTTGATCTTGGTGTCGACGGCAGCGACGGCAGCGACAAGGCGATATGCTTTGATAGGAGCTAATTTAGAACTCCCGTTGAATCCTACAGCAGTAGTGGAAGGAACGTTGAACGTAGGCGCTGCAATGATGCCGCCTGCCGGTTTTTCGGCAAATACTTGCTCGATGCGAATAGGGTCTACCGCATCGGGAACAGTGTACTTAAAATTTACATTCATGATGCTTATTTGTTAGGTACTGTCAACCCTATAATGGCAGGGGTTGACGTTTCTGCCTTTCTTTCTTCGATACGTTGCTTCAAAAGAGGAGATATCTCCTTTTCTTTCGATGCTTCTGTACCTGCTTTTGGACGCGTTACTACTCCACCCTTCGCAGTATACTCAGTAACCAACGCTTGAATGTCGGGAGTAACCTCGTCAATCCAACTTTTAAAGTCGTCCTCGTCGTTGAATTGCATACGCGCAAAGTCTTTTTCGTATCGCTGTCTGATTTTTTCCGGCGCATCTTTGAGAACTCCGTTGAGTACCGATTTGCGAGTGTTCGCAGTCTTTTCGCCCTCCATCGATGCCAATTTAAGTTCGAGTGCTTTATTGCTGTCTATTAAAGCCTTCGCCCATGCCGGCATATCCCCATTATCGCCATTGTTTTTTTCGGGTTCTTTCGACTTCTTGCCGTCGCCGTCGCCCCCATTTTCAGCCTTAACCCCGTCTTTAAGGCCGTGTTTCTTTTCGTAGTTGGTGACTGCTGTCTGTTGTGCTTCTGTAGCACGACTGTCACCGTAACTGTCTATCACTTGTTGAATCGTTACCGCTTCAACCTCTGTAGTAACATCTTCCTGCGTTTTCGCAGTTTTCGCCAACTTGTCGGCGATCCTGTTAAGAACGGCATCACTAACCCCCGGAAATTTGGCTTTTAGTGCTTCAAGAATTTCTTTTTTCATTTTTTTACCTTTTTTGGTTTACGCAAAGATAGACAATCTTTTAAATACCAATAATATTGAACCCGTTATTTCACTATATATTTTTTTCACATAGACAAGTAATAAAGGCAAATTATCCACAGAATTGCGTTAATTTATATTAATTCTTAAAGAATAATTTGTTATTGTCGATATACCACATTATATTTGTCTCATGATATTAAAGCAACAACATCATGAGAACAGCAACAACAACTTACAGCACAACTTTCGTTAATCGCAATTTCAGAATGAAAGTGTACGGATTCGACGAGAGAGGGAATAAAATCAACAAATTGGTCGGAGTTAGTGGTCTTATCGAGTTAATCGGTATAGAGTTGTTTAATAAATTCATTGAGCGCAGTTTAAAGGCAGGTCAAGACAAATGTATTTGCAAATTGCGCAGAGGATTACAGATTTCATTTTATATCAAATAAGTTTCACTTAAAGCAACAACATCATGGCACAAGCAAGAAAGCGTTACTCGACTACCGAATTGGTTGTATACAGCATGAGTAACACCACAAGAACTGTTTATTTTGACACCTTAGAGGAAGCAATGGAATTTGCCCGCAAACAGAGGGAAGCGCATCCGCGAACTAAGAAGCTGAATGGGGCGGTTTACGACCACTTAGACAACAAGTATCACCGCATTTAGTCACAAATTATGACCAAAAGAACAAGAACCCTGCATTTTACTCTAGGAGAGAATGCAGGGAAATTGCTTATCGACATTGCAAGGGAACACTTAACTTGCAACTATGACACCGATAGGGCAATGAGGACGTTAATGGAATCTTTGAACTGCTCTAAGGAGATCGCTTTGAATATCCTGTCTGGGAAGATGGTGTTAACCGTCGACGAAGACCGTATACATCTGATATGTTCCCCTTACGATCCTTCGATTCATAAAAGTATGTTTCCACCTTTTGACTGCGAGAAATGGGCTGAAATGCAGTTGTTAAAGATGAAAGAAATTGCCGGAGAATGGCACAAGGTCCTTGCTGAATTACGGAAAGTGATTATCCGTAATCGCGGCGAGTTCGAGTTTTCGGTACGCTACGACAACTTAATAAAGTATTTTTATGATGGTGACATCGACGAAATGATAGATCAAGATTCGGACAACATAACTAACATAAAATTCACTATCTGCGGCATTAAAAAATTTATTGCTGAAAGTATGAAGATCATGTCTGCAATTAAGTGGATGCGAAAGGTCTTCCCGAATGAAATTCCAGAAGGCTACGAATGTGTTCCGCCCGAAGTGCGCGCAGTCAATAACGAACTTTTGCAGTTCATGGTACGCGACGAGGAGATAGAAACTACCCTTCGTCGTGACACCATAAGTATGTTGAGGTTAGACAACCACATATCGAAGCAGATGGAGATTGACAAGATCGTCTCCGAAGGCATTAAACCGGTCGAGATAACCGACAATTATAATGCCGGTTGGCTTGCACCCGACGGGACGTTCTATGGATTGAACGGTGCGATATCCAACATGCTGCATAATCAGATTGCAGATGCTTTGTGCGCAGCCGGCATCATTCCGGCAGTAGACCCCAAAGACCCGTTGTCTCATAATCCTGATACATGGTTAGAACGTCACGCCTGGGCGAAGATTCATGGTGATTGGATATTGTTCGACGGTTGGAATCTTCATCGTACGGACGATAAGAACATCCCAATGACACCGCAACAGCAGGAACAGATATGCCGTTATGGTCAGACATGTTGGAAGGGATTACTTAAATTCGGGTACTCGAAAGAGCCGATATCTGCCGCGCGGTTCGGTATGACCGACATCCCGATGCTTAGAAATTATTTTGACTTATAAACAGAGGTTAAACATGAAATTACAAGTAACATACACAATTGAGAAAAAAGTCGTGGTACAAATTGAGGTATCAGACCCTAAAATAATAAAAGCATTTGAAGAAAATGGTGGTATCAATTCCGACTCAGATTTTCTTGGAAACTCAGATGTTCGTTGGGGTGCAGAGCAGATTGCTTACGAACAACTTTCATCTGGTTTATGCAGTGAAGGAGACGAGAATATAGTAGATAGAAGTATAATTATTATTGAATAAATAAACAAAGTGGCACAGTAGCAGAAAGACGTACAATAGGAGTGTAAGGGGGTTGCCGACATGCACCGAACTCGTAAATCGTGAGGATCAACCATAATCCGACAAGTAGCGTGGAGTGAAACCTAAAGGCTACGAACCACTTTAATACAAAGTGTATCATTAAAAAAGCGAGTAAGTTATGAAAAGCGGTATTGAAATTATTGCCGAAGAACGGCAGCGTCAGATTAGTGTTGAGAATTGGTCATTAAACCATGATGTCATGCATCATACGAAAGGAGAACTTGCAAAAGCGGGTGCTTTGATTGCTGCCGAGATCGACCGATTGCAGGAGATCGACCGGAGGATGGCGGAAT